CGGCTGAATAGTTGTGTGATAGCCAGCTAAGGTGCTCTGCAACAATTATTTTATCACAGCTCAGTGTAATAATAGTAGCGATTGAGGCTACAGTCCCTGATAGTTTAGCAGTTACAACAGCCTTAGAGCTTTTTATAGCATCTATAATCATGAATCCTGAGTCTACGTACCCACCCCCATTATTAATATGAAGAGTAATAGTATCTCCTTTATAAGCATTCTCTAGGATGCTGCATAGTTTATTGTATTCTGATGGAGCTTCGATACTGTCAGTTAAGTAGATATCGGTATGTCTCCCGCTAGTTAAAATTGGAACGTACTCATCCCATACTGAATGCTTAGGCTTACCACCCATTGGCATAAATAATTCTTCCATGTGTTTCCTTTATTATTTACTAAAATTTTGTTTGTAGTTGGTGTAGGATAACTCTCTAAAGCTCTGTATAACACCTGACCAATCTTCCTCTGCTTCACCTTTAACAAGTAATAGCGGGGTAGCTAGTATTAGTAGTAGTGTTACTGATAGTCCTAGAGGGATAGCAACAGATAGAAAAGTAACGTAGTAGCTAAATTTTACATTCATTCTGTAGGTTCTCCTTCTGTTGTGCAAGACCTAAACATAAGTCCTACAGGTTTTAGAGGTATACTGTCTTTACTAAGAGTTTCATACTCTACTTTTAACCACTTTCCTATATAGGTAGTAGCTACTTCTGCCATAGCTAGCCGTTCTTCTGAGGTACCTTTTAATTTAACTTTAAAGGTACCCTCTTCTGGAGTTATTGCTTCAAATACAGCATGTCCATTCTTATCTATACTATACCCTGTAATCTTAAACTCAGCGTCTAAAGCTTTCTTGTATTTGAATACAGAGAGACTCCTAGTGTTGTACTTATAAGTATTAGATCCCAGACGTACCATTAGTCCTTCATATCCTGCTCCTATAGCCTCATCAAAGGCTAAGGAAATATCATGGAGTGAAGTTGCTACATCAATAGCTACTACCTTCACATGAGAGTATTCTGCAGGTATAGTGGCTAGTAGTCTACATCTATCATTGTAGTCGTTAGTAAACTCTGGTAAGTCAAAGATATGAAACTCAAGGTCTTTTGTAAGCTCATTGGGTTTCTTTACTGCAGCAGTAATATCTTGAAGGTATTGACCATGTATATACATTTCACCATTTAGCCTTGATGTTCCTAAGAAGGCCATTACATGCTCAATATGGTCAACTTGATGCATTGGTATAGGATACTTCTCTCCGCCACGTGATAGCAGTGAGAGAGATCCTGACTCATCAATACGGTACTCACAGTTAACACCGTCTAGTTTAGGAGAGATGTATACTGTCTCATTCTCAAAGTCAATTTTCTTAAGATGTTTTTGAAACACAGAGACTTTCATTGGGAGATCTATAGTAACAGGAGCTTCTTGAGAGGTAGAATAGTTAGCCTTTTGTTTCTTTGTCCAAACGGCTTCTGCTTCAATAATAGCTTGCTGCTCAGGAGTAGTTTCATTAGCTTTGCCAATATTTTTACCTTTTGCGGTAGTGGCTTTACTTTGCTGCTTACCATCTAATTGGCCCCAAATGCGTGTGTAGGTATCACCAGTAATTTCCATATTGATGATCTGTGTAGCCCCTGTCGCAGAGGTCTTATAAAGTGTTTCTAATTTAATACTATTTTCCTTTAGGTAAGTTTTTCCAGAACTCTGGAGTTGTATCTGGAGCTACTATACCTAAAAGGTAATTTCCTGAAGTCTTCTCTTTTTGAGCGGTCTGTATATTAGAAGGCCTACTATACTTATTAGCCCATTTACAAGGGTTATCAAGCTTTTCGACGATAGGAGTTTGTTTGACAGATGTCATTACGGCATATAGATTAGAAGTAACATATTGCTTAAGTACAGCTTCATTAATACCTAATAACTTTACATCATCTTCAAATAAGTGTTCAATCCATTGGTAGTCAGCTAATAAAGCATCATGGTAAAGAGAGTCAATATCTGTACTTATTTCATGGAAGATATAGGCCCAGTTTGGATCTTCTCTTAAGCGATTGATTAAGTTAATAGTCATAGCATAATGCCCAGCTTCATCCTGTGCAATCTTACTGATAATATCAGCAGTTACAGAGTACAGGCCATTCTCTTTGAATGCAAATGAGGTTAAGAACGACGACTTGAACAGGACAGCTTCTAAGATATTTAATGCAAATAATGACATTACAATAGACTTCTTATGTGCACCTAAGTTGTACCCTACATCAAGGCCACCACCGGCTAATACCATCTTAGCATTGTGCTGTACAGTATCTTCAAAACAAGCAACAACAGAGTTAGCTCTAGCTAGTATCTCTGGGTTGATCATAATGTCGTCAAATACAGCTTTAGCATCTACAGGGAGACCTTTAATGATATCTGCGTATGATTGGCTATGGATGTTATTCTCAAAGAATGCATGCTGATACCACCAACTCTCTAGTTGAGGGTTAGTAGTTATAGGTAAGAATACTTCAGAGACTGTTCTAGCTGCTATAGAGTCCAATAATGTCTGGAACTTAAAGTTCTTCATGTAGAGCTTGTTAAGCCCGTCAGAGCTAGCTATGTGATCCTTAGCATCCTTAGATGGACTAAAGTCACCAGAGAACCATAGTTTACCTATAGCGTCGGCAGTTGCCTTAGAGATATGAGGCTCTAATGGCAAGTCTAGCCTAGAGATATTACGCCCATCCCCTAAGAAGAGGGGTTGAGACATAAAGTCAATAGGTTCCGTATTAAATAAATGGTTAGACACTACATCCACCTCCTGTACAGCTCTCAGCTAAAGCATCAACTTCATCTGGTAATTTTGTATTTTGATAATATCTGCCCTTACATCCATAATATTTCATAAGGAATAAATGCATGATGACATCTTTAGCACTGATCTTCCCGCCTTCCCATTCGGGGTTATAGAATGTATTAGCAGAAATACCTTTATCTACCCATTTCTGAGTGATTGCTACGTCTTTAATGAAAGGTATATTCATGTCCTTGTCAAACGCAAAGTCATACTTATTAGCTAATCTAAGAGCGTCTGGTGCAAACTGTTTATAATTAGTACCAGACTTATCTTTGATCGTTAATAGGCTACGTAGGGGTTCTAATGAGGTGATCTGATTAGAGGGGCCTGCTGAAGTCTCTGCTGGAGGGACCATCATGAGACCTACATTGTACATTCCAACTAATAGGACTCTACTTTTTAACCACTCCCAATTACAGTGAAGCTCCGGAGAAACTAGTTCGTCACAGTTTTTATTGTACCTATCTATAGGGAGTAACTTAGCATGATACTCAAAGCCTTTAGCTGCACCTAACTCTTCAGCTAAATGCATTGAAGCTACATGAGCATTGAATGAGAAGTGTTCCATCCATTCATTATGTCTGTATAGTGCATCCTCAGTACCATAACGTAGATCATTATCTGCAAGCCAGAAGGCATGGTTAGATAATCCTAGCCCTATATCGTGATACATATTTACATACGCATTTGCTTGTGATGTAGGATGTATCTGACGAATCATGATATGTGACTGAGCCCTAACTAGTAAATCCATGATAGCGGGTAGTTCTTCTATAGCTACCTTACCTTGGTTTACATTTCCTAGCACACATACGCCGATATCAGGTCTATCAGGGTGCTTTGAGCTTAATGTTTCAGTTCCTGTTCCGTACTCCATACAAATGTTATAGTTATGTATAGGCCTAGTGATATGTGAGTTTTGATTGACCTCGTCAATGTTTAGAATGTAGTATGAGGATGTCTCTGTAGATTCTATAGCTACCATTCGTTCCCAGAAGAACTGCGCATCAATTTGAGAGGAGTATAGCTCATCTTGTTCACACTGTTCGTAAACACGTTTGAACCAAGCATTATCACCTGAATGAAAGGCTTCAAATAACTCTCCAGGAGTGTTTCTAACCGAGAATAGTGAGATTACACCTCCTTCAGTAGCCCTATCGTAAGCTAATTGCGTTAGCTTAATACCATATGACAAATCATTAATACGATCCTCTACAGGCATTCTAGGGGACTTTAGTGCGAAGATAGTCTCTATCTCTGTGTCGAAGAAATTTATATACCCTGTTGCTGACCCTCTACGTCCATTCTGTGATGCTTTTTGAATGTCTGCATCAATCGACTTAAGTACAGGAATTTTACCTGAATGGGTAATCTTACCATTTTTGACTTTATCACCAAGGGATGCTACATCACTAATATCAATACCAACTCCTGCAGAGGCAACTGTGTGATCAATTAAAGCGTTAGAGGCTTGTTTCCAAGAATCTATAGAGTCACCCATTCGGAAGGTAATACATGAGGCATAATCAGTACTGTTAGTACGAAGAGCTCGCATCTCAGGAGATGGTAGAGTAATCTTAAATGTACGTAACCCATGATAGAACCCTATAACATAAGGCATAGGGTCTAAATGGTAGTCTCTAAATATATCAATAGCAATAGCCATAAACATAAACTGAGGTGTTTCCATATCACATACACCATAACCTTTGATGAGCGCGTCAAGACCTGACGATGTAAAGGTGAAATCGCTAGAGTGGTCTATGTGATCATTTAAGACGTCATAATCAATCCTAGCATTGTGTAGTAAATTATTGGAGTAATGCCCGTCTTCTACACGTTCAGTTAGAAAGCCTACTAAATTTGTAGGTACAATAGAGCCAAAGACTTTCTTGTACAGTTTTTGTATCTTCAAGTTCCTAGCCACAGCATCATAATTGATGTTGCGAAGATCAGCCATATCGTCACAAGTTTTGATATAGATATCTGTAATATAGCTAGTCTCAATTCCATCGTATAAGTGCAGTTTTGATTGGATCTCTATTTCTGATGCGGATACGCCTTTTAAATCTCCTATAGCCCACTCTAGACTTGCTGTCCCCTTAGAAATATCTAGAGGCTCTAAGTTTCCAGAGTGTTTTCTTACATTTACCATATATCGTCCTTTATGTTATTTTTCTATTTCTAAGCTTTATCTGCGGCAACTAATGCTGCACGCACACCTGTCACTTGTTTCTTGATCTCACCGAGTGACTTACGGATACGAGCTGACTCAGCTTTTGTAGGCTTAACTTCGTAAGCTCCAATCATCACTAATGTAGCTTCTAGCTCTGTTTTAATGTTTGTTAATTCGTTCATTTTTAAATTCCTTTTAGACTATCGAAATAGTATTGTTTTAAGATAGGTACGATGAAGCGCTGCACTTGTTTAAGTTCAACTGCTTCAGCTACCAGGATGTGTTGTTCTTCTTTGGCAATGTCAGCCATTACCCATTTAATAACTTCACCTATATGCTTCATTTCTGTAGCAGAGGTTTCAGTGATTGCTTGAGTGATTCGCCATACGGGAGTTAGCTTCTCAGCAAGTGCTGTAAGCTGTAGGGTTTCCGCATCTGTTAAGGCGTTCTTAAGGCTCTTAGGAGTTTTAGGTTTTCCACCATGTTTTTCACCTTTAGACTTAAATCTAAGAAGTGTTCCATTGTATCTTGCTGTGTAGTATAGACCTTCTCCAACGTTCTCAGGATGGCCTACAGACTCTGCAATAGGAGAAGATGACTCAATGGATAGAGTAAGTGCTTCTATTGCCTCAGCAGCCTCTGAGACGTTATTAAAGTCAACTACTTGGGAGATCTCTGGGAACTCTGATAGTAACCTTACTTCAGCTATTATTGGAATACCTGGAGGGTACTCTAAGTAAGTAGTGTCCTCTGTAGCATCCTCTATTACTCGAAAGTGTTGAAATAGGTACATTGCTTTATCTGTTGAAGAGACAGCTGAGTTACCTCTTTGGATGCTACCTCCTGCCCATTCCCCATCAAGCACTACTGTATGAGTAGCTTTATTTATTGAGTGCTCTTGTACCAAGCACTCTACTAGAAGCATAAAATATCCCTCATGCTCCTTAGTGAATGAAGCCATGCCATTCTGATCCCCTAAAAGGGTTCGTACTTGGTTACGCCCTTGAGCCCATATCTCGTCACCTGCAACAGCTACTGCCATGTTTTCTCCATGCAGTTTTTCTGTTGCAGTAAAAGTAATAGTGGGAAGTAATCCTGTAGAGGCTATGTCGCCTTCAAATTCTGTTTCATGTTCGAGCTGCCAGTGGTATACAGCATTATCTTTCAATGCTTTGGTAATACCATCCAGTCTTGGTGTTGAGGGGAACTTATAGTGTTTCCGCCTCATAATTGATGTGGATTCCATAATCCTCCTTTTGTATTAGTAGTTAGTATATAAGCTTAGAAGCACTATACCTTACTATTTAGCTCCAGGAAATCCTGCCTTAGCCTTAGCTGCTCCGCCTCCTGGAAAGCCTCCAGTACCTCCTGCTTTAGCCGGTGCTGCACTGCCCTTATTAGCAGATTGCTGAGCTGCTTTCCATGCTGCAACTGATTCAGGTGTTGTACCGTCCTCATATTTGATCTCAGAAGCTACTAATGTATCTTTCTCTAAACGATCTCCAAACCCTGTATCTTCTAATACTTCAGAACCTGCTGCACCATCTGATTGACGGTAGAAGCGGCGTACTGCAACGTCTTCTTGGATTTCTCCTTTGTACATACGGTATTTGATCTGAATCCAAGCTTTTACAACTACGTCATTTAACTCTGGAACACAATTAAGTTCTTTAGAACCTTTCTTAAATGTTACTGTAGTTGGCTCAGCATCTGATAACTCTGACTCCCCTAGTGTAGCTGCTAAAGCTTCTAGAATTTTGTACCCAAATGTGGGTTGCCCATTGATACCAATAATATTATTACCATATGACATTGCTTTATCAAAGAAATAATTAACTTGAACTGCTCCGTTAGGTGTTGTCACAACTTCTGTGTGCTTTAATGTTAAGTCATAAATACCTGACTTGGTAATATAATCACTACCACCTTCTGTTTTTACTGATTCTTCTTTTACTACTAATAATGCCATTTAATTTCCTTGTTTATAGTATGAAGCTTGCAGCTTCTACTTTGCTAGCTACCAATGTAGCAATGTGTTTGTTAATATCGTATTTGTCAGCATCAATCTCAGCATCAATCCCATCTATCGTTGTACGACATGGGAACTTTAATGATTTTTGGTGAACTACACGCTTATTCGATTTTTTCTCTATGTAAATTGCATCATTAACACGTTATATTCAGTAAGGCTCGTTATATCCTTACCCGCGGGATTACCCACAGCTGCATATCACTATGCAGACTAGACTATATCTTATACTATGTAGGTATGTTACCTACTATAAGTCCTTTATACTTTCCTCTTGCTAATGCTTTAACGCCTTTGCTTTTGGTTGCTAGATCTCTATACGTACCAGGGTTTACATTACATTGTAGTGCATACTCTTGCTTTGTTAATGTATAGAACAGATGAGTGATACTATTATTAAGGTCTGTTATAAACCAAGGTTTAAACCTTGGAGATTTTATATGGAGTGGTCTTGGATCTGCTTTCTTTGAGGCAGAGTTCTTCTTCCTAGACTCTTCAGAAACTTCTACACCTTTTCTGGGATTTACGTACCCAGGTCTAGCACAGATTTCTTTATGAGCTTTAGAAAGATTTTCTCTATGCTCCTCTGAGAACACTCTCCCAAGCAGAGCTGCTGTAATCTTTGCCTGATGTTCTTCTGTTATAACTCTACCTTTTAAGGTATTAGCTATACGTTTCTTAACATCTTCTCTCACAGTTGTCCCTGACGTGTCAAACCCTGTAACAAGCTGTTTAGCTTTGTTGTAAAACATAGGATTAACAGCCACATCGTTCAGTTCATGCATTAGTACCTCGTGAGCTACTGCTTCAATCCTTGTTTGATGTTCCTTAATAATAATTTTAATGTGTGTACTAGCTACATCTTTAGGAAGGTGTTTACTACTTCCCCAGTATTTAGTATCCTCTACTGGCAGGCACTTTGATGATCTAACACCTATGTACCTCATTTCTGTTGTCTTGCTTTGTATAATGTATGTGTAGTGATGCATTCAAACTCCTCAGTTTAGCTATTTTTATTATAGCGTCATTAACCACACATAGAACTTAGTTTAGTATTTTCCTGTTTCCACCTACTTAGGTGTACTCCGATATCTCGGATAGTCGTTGAACCCGTACCCATACGGCACTCGGCTGCTGATTGTCTTATAAGTATAGATTTTCAAACATTCATATACTGCTTTCGCATATATTGTAGTTCTATACCCTTGAAGAGTTTCCAGCAATTAAGGAAATTATCGTAGCGGTAACTACGCAGCTATTTTATTAACCGATATCCACGAGCCTGCCTTAGCAAACTGCCCTGAAGCAGGAATTATATGACGAGCTGTGTCAGAGTCATACACTGTATGAGCTACAATGACTACATTCACACCATTAGCTAATAGCACATCTTCGATGTAAGCATTAAGCGCTAAGGTATCTTTGTTGTTGTTACTATGGACATCAAAGCCTTTGTAACGATCATTATTATGTTGTTGCATAGTACTATAAAACTGTGTCACAGTATCGAGCACAATAGTTTCTGGAAGCTTTCCTAGCTTATCTTGGTAGATAGCTAACTTCTCATTTATAAAGTCTATATGGGTGTCAATCCCATCATATTTTGTTACATTCATATGAGGTAGAGAGAATCCATATTCTTTACGGTCATAATTTACTACCATAGCATTCTCTACTTTAGAAGCCAAGGTTGATTTACCTGTGTTCTCAAAGCCTGATACTAGTAATTTAATTGCCATGTATTTCTCCTTGCTCCACTACAGAGCCATTTGTTTTGTTTGATGAGTTTAGTCACTTCTCTGGTGAGTTCTTATTACTTAGTTAGTTTAGCTTGTAATGCTGATAACTCTGTATAAGATAACTTAGAGAAATCCATTTTAGTTAAGTTGATTGCAATCTTCTTAGCCTCGATGAACTCTAGAGCAGCCTCTTCATTGCTGAATGCTAGATAACCATTCCCGTGGTTATCTAAAGCACCATTAATAGAGAATCCTTGATTCATACCTAAAACTTTGAAGTACGCTTTGGTAACCCCTACTTTTGTAATCTCTACTGTAGTTACTTGGTCTGCTAGTGGGGCACGTTTACGTACTGCATTATGTAATGGAAGAACCACAACTGTTTTGTTTACTCTTGCTGTTAAATCTTTTGCTTTTAAGCTCATTCTTTATCCTTATGGTCTTGGTATTGTATTTTTCTTTAGCCTGTAATCACAAGCTAATAAGTATTGTAGGTCCTTATAATCTTTAAAGCACTGAACTGAGTCGGATATAAGCTTAAGGATACCTTCTATAAATTGGTATGCTTGATCATCGAACGGAAGTTTAAACCCAAACGTACGTACTGGTAATGTTTTAGTAGGTTGCACTGCGTAACAGAGCTCTACCTCATCTATCTTAATACCTTGTTGGTGTAAAATATATGCGTAAGTAAAAGCTTGTAATTTATAGGCATATGAGAAGCTACTAGGCTTCGATGAAGCTGTTTTATAGTCTCCTAAGGTCAATCGTCCTGTAGGGTTCTTTAAGTCCGTATCGTTAGGCACAGAGCTTGTTATACGGTCATAAGTTCCTCCAACAAAGACTCCTGGTAGTAACTCATGAAGAATAAATTCCTCAGTAGATACCACATTCACTCCTAACACATGTTCTCTAATAAGAGGTTCTGACATATTACGCCATAAGTCTCTAATCTTTTGAGTATCGTAGTCCTCATCTCCATCGTAAGTAGCAATATGTGCTTCTATTGCCTCAGCTAATTCCTCACTGTTGTGTGCCTCACCCGCTGTCTGGGCATTTGCTACTACTTCACAGCAAGCGTGTACACACGTTCCAAGAACTGTACTAGTACTTCCTGTGAATTTCTTACTCTGTCCTAATAGATTCTCTCTATACCAGGTTGTTTTATCACTAAAGAATTTCTCAACTCCAC